ATCCAACATACGGGTACTTCACCGCGGGGATGATCGTCGACGGACGGAGTATGTGTAGAGGAACACACCCGCGCCGCGCGAGGAGGAGAACCTCGGCTAGCTGTTTGGAATAGAGGTATGTGTTCGTATAAGGCCCAAAAGACCGTTTCTTGCCAGTGAGGATGTCGGCTAGGTCTTGTTCGTCCATGTTTCTCTCATATATCCTCTCCTCAATGACACCGTTGTCCTTGACGTCAAAGTTGACATACGCTGAGCTAACGTAGATGTACTTCTTCGGATCGCGACACTGCTTCAGCAACCGCATCCAGGCAAGGGCGGTCACTGTGTTGTTGAGAACTGCCTTCTTGAGAGGACGGTTGAATTTCACATCGGCCAAAGCGTTTATCACAACGTTTACACGCTCCAGAAGCATGGTTTTGTCGTTCGGAGCGACGCAGATCTCCCTGCCCTCAGTATAGGCGACAGCAACGGGCGTGAGGCGCACGCGGTGCTTCCCCAGACCAAACAACTTTACTATGTCCTCTACCCTCTGATCAACAGTCAGCCCATCCTTCGGACGAATGGCCAAAAGCAGACGATGTTTAGTCCGCGTCAGGAGGCGGTGAATAATTGATTTTCCAAGAAATCCGGTGCAACCGACCAGGAGGATATCCATCGGTATATACTCGTGGTCAAATAAAAAAGGGGCTCCAACACATCGCCTTAAGTAATCAGCATCCCGACCGGCGCCGCTTTCGCCGCCTCGTTCGCTTCCCTCCGCTCTGACTCCGCGCAGCCGACGTTTTGGCCTTGCGGGTCCCATGAATAGTCGAACGTCCGAGCGATCGGGTCCCGTCTCTCTGCCAACTTTGGTACGCGTTGGGTGTCGTTTTAGACTTACCTGCCGTACCTTGATCCAGGGAGAAACTTGTCCAAGGCTGCGAGGGTCTGGCAGCCAAGTATGGCAGCTTAGACATCCATTGTATATTCGCATTGCAGAACTTGACGGGATCGAAAGGCATGCCGCTCGAGTTGCCCCATATCCCCCAGAAGGACATAGCCTTGGTCATGGCAGTATCGACAACCTTACCGTCCAGCGCACCGCGCGGCTGAAAGGGCTTGGGCCTGTCTGCTTGCGACATATAGGCGCGATTATCGAGTTCGTAGTGTGAGTCAACTGTCCGTGAACACGGATTCACCCTCCCTTCGTATACGTCGTAATGATCGGCAAGGATCTTCTTTCCCGCACCGACATCGAGCTTGCCCTTGTGGAACTCCATGAGTTGGGTGAGCCGCACATGCCGAGCACCCTCATGTCGACGTATATCAAAAAAGCCCTGATTCTTGCACTCGAGATTTCTGATACGGGGGTCGTACGTCCCGTTGAAGCCTATGAAGTACCCGCTGCTCTTGCTCTCAGACAGATGATACTGGAGTCCTAGCTCTATGCGGTGGATTGTATTTTTGTTTATGTCGCCGAAGAGCCATGAGTTAGCGTAGCCCCCCGTATTGCCGTCTAGCAGACATTTCTCATAGAATGCAAAGTCCTTACCGTACTGCATCGCCTTTCGAATACGTGCGGAGCAGGGATTCCCATTCTTGAAGGGAAGAAATCCACCTATCGTCGTCTCGGTCCCCATGATGCCAGCGCTCGTCACGAAGAAGTCGGCGCCGCTCCAGACCCAACCAGGTGTGGTCTGCATGAGGATGTTGTAGCCTTTGGTGGGTTTGACGCTAAGTATCATATGGCAGCCCTGACCGCTGGTGAAGTTGTCGAATGTATTGTGCGCCATCACGATCTTTCCATCCTTAGTTACCCCTTCACCAACGGCAACAAACGCGCTGCACCTCCCGAGGGCACCGCCACCCATCCGCCGGAATGACCGCCTCGGCATGGCCATCGAGACAGGTTCCTTGGAAGGATCAGTCAGGTATATATTCGGATACCAGTACTCGATGACACCCATAACATTGTTCCAGAGAACGACCTCCTCGGTGGTTATCTTGAAGCCCGCGGCCGTGCACCCGTCGGCGATGCCTTTCATCTCCTGGAGCTGTTCTGGATAGTTCTTCTTGGTCGGCGGTAAAAAGTACCTGTTGGATGCAGCCAGGAAGAAATCCCATTTCCTCCCCGTGTCCTCAAAACAGTTGTGTTTCATATTGCTGACCTCCTTCTCGATTAGATCGGTGCACAACTGGCCGTAAGACTTCCCCCGCTCGTATGGCTTCCCTTCGATATGGACATAGTTCCATCCGTTGATGTCGAAGCGGTATCCCTTTCCTGACCTCTTAATATCGCTCATACTTATAGTATAGGGAGAGATATTACTAAATGTCTTGACCTAGGACTTGTGCGAAGGTGCGGTCAAGTCAACGAATTTGTGGTGCACATGAAGTTTGTGCGGGTGTGCCTCCTTGGCTTTACGTTTGTGGGGCACCTTCCACCCGAGGGCATGCGATATGACATGCTTGCCGCTGATATACATTCCAACTAGAATTATAGGGAGAGCAACTATATCACTGCGCGTGACAGGCTGTTTGAGGTACAGCCGGTTGAGGATGAGCAGGAGGGTAAACTGGACGGCTATCAGCAGCATCGTGTCCTGCGTCGGTGTCAGGAGTTTATGCTCGTGCTGGATCTGTATAGCCCAAGTAGTGAAGTACCAGTCGACCCAGCAGAAAGGGAGCGCAATCGCCAGGACCTTGAGTAGACCGGCCTTAGGGAATTTCAGATGGGCATACATACCGATTATAGAGATAACCGAGCCGATCAGCCACACAGTCATAAACTTGGCCCATGTTCTCCACGTTGTCTTCTTATGCCCCCTGTCTTTCCTCGTAGGTGCCCGATCTGATACCATTTTATAATATCGCGATATTATAAAAATGGACAAATGGCAGGGTGTAACTCTCTGGTTCGTGCTGAACCTCATAACGATCGCCCTGTGCGACCTCGCAATGTTTAGCCAAACAACAGGCAAATTGCAACATGAACCGTGGCATAAGAAACTGATGGTAAGCGAGGGATGGGCTACGGCCCAGTGGATCTTTATAATCCCGTCGACGAGGCTCGGAAACAGATTCCTTTCCGCAACACAGTTGGGTCTCGCATCCTTCGTATACGACTTCATAGGTCAGATCGCGACCAACATGCTCTGGCTGAAGATCCCCATCCCCATTGACGACTGGGTAGCGATGGCCTTGATCATGTTCGCTATGTACGTCTCGGTCTACAGAGTATTTGGCTAGACATACAGGGACTGGTTAGTCGCCACGAACTTCAAGATGAGCGGCCCTACACCCTTAGCGGCAGAGAGCAGCCCCAGATCATCCGCGGCGTCGGCGACTGCCTCAATCTCTGCCGCGATATTAGCAACCTTCAGGACAGCCTTCATAAAGTCGCCAACTTGTATATCGTAGCTCCTGGCCTCAGCACATAGTTTCTGGGCAGCAGCATCATCCTCCACATCGCACCACTTAACGAGGAGTTCGCAGAGGTCGTAGCTTATGTCGTATGATGCAACAAAGCTGGATCTATTTTCCAGCTCCATGTCGTAGTATTTGCCGTAACAGGCCTCAATCTGCTTGATTGAGGAGATTACCCTTGCCGGCGCATTCACATTGTCCGCAGAATGCACCCGCATCTCATCAGGGATGCTGACACGGACGAAGCACGCAAGAGCACCCGTCAGCTCCCGCGACGATATGCCCTCCAGCGCGCCTGAACAGATGAGGTCGGCAGTGGCAAGGCAATGCGTCTCCTGGATACCAGCGGCAACCAACCCACGTGGTGTCAGCGCCAACTCGCTCGTTGAGGCGGAAAGGAAACCCCCACGGAGGAGGAGCTCGACATTATCCTCAACGGCGGATTGGGCCCACCTGGCCTGCTGCGAAAGTTGTACCTCAAGACTTTCCCTCTGTTTGCATACCGAGCGGTGCAAGATAAGCTTCTGATAAGCCGCCGAAATGGCGTTATCCTTTTCCTCCATCGCCCTGAGCTCGCGCAAGATACGCTTCCGCTTGTTGTTCCTGGCAAGTGGGAGGAGATCCTTCAGCTCACAATACCTCTCGATACCTTCTGGCTGCTCATCTGTTTCCGTCACCGACCAAGGGTGCGAATGCGCTTTCTCCAGATCAGAGGTAATGCGTGCGTGTTCTGCATTCACTGCCGCCTGCACCATGCTCGTCTCGGCAAAGGCCACAAGGTCTTTGACGCCCGCGGCTACGAGCCGTAGGACGAGCCCTGGGTGGATCACGAAGCGCGACTCAAGCCGCTGCGGTGACCCACTCAGCATGTTCCGACAGGTCATATAGTCGATATTAGTCCTGCTATCCGAGATAAGATTCGACATATGGTATACCATGCCGCGCTTATCAAGTCCTCGGCGCCCAGCTCGACCCGCCATCTGGGAATACTCGTGGGGGAGAAGAGGGCGAAAGCCGGAGCCGTCCCATTTATCGAGTGCTGTGAAAACGACGGAACGCGCGGGCATGTTTATACCGACGGCGAATGTTTCGGTGGCGAAAAGAAGGCGAACGAACCCTCGGTCGAAAAGGAGCTCAATCATCTCCCTGAAAACCTGCGGCACGCCAGCGTTGTGGAAAGCCACACCCTTCTTGAGCTGAGTGACGATGTCGGTATACTCCGGTAGCGCCATATACTCGCGGTAGTTTGTCAGCTTCATAAGTATCCTTTTGCACTCAGCCTCGACCAAAGAAGGTAGTTTGGAACCCTTGGGGAAAAGGCAGGTCTGGACGCTCATTGCATAACGACGCGTCTGGGCCCTCGAGAATGCGAAAGCGATCGCGGGCAACTGGTCCTTCCGGAAGAGGTAGTTGACTATCCGATTCATCGCGAACGTCTTGTTGACTCTGATATCTTTCAAGTAGAGTTCTCGGAGGGCCCGGGATACGGCAAAGAAGGTAGTATCGCTGCACTCCGCCGCCCGCTCCTTGAGGAGCTTTGGACGCTCACGAATCGAACGGAGCTCAGATGCCTTTGTGGGCATAAACTTTCCGAGGGCGGCCTCGGGGAAAGTCACAAACGCCCAATGGGACAAGGGAACGACGCGCTCCTCCGTCGGACAGAGCCAGACCTCATCCCCCTTCCTCTGCTCGACCCACGTCGCAAAGCGCTCGGGCGAGTCCAAGGTAGCGGACAGCATCACGAGCCGGACAGTATCGGGCAGCATAATAATCGTCTCCTCCCACACCTTCCCTCTGTCTTTGTCGTTTATGTAGTGAACCTCGTCAAAGACCACGCAAGCCAGTTCGGTTGCCATGTCCATGTCAAATGTGAGGGCAGCTGGCTGCACCTCGGCGGTCTGTTTTCGGAACAGCGTATTCCGCAGAATCTCAGTTGTCATGATAAGCACATCGGCATCTGGATTAAACTTTATATCGCCAGTTAGGATCCCAAAAGATATATCCGGGAACCTCGCCTGGAACTCGTGGAATTTCTGGTTGTTGAGCGCTTTCACCGGTCCTGTGTAGATGAGTTTCTTCCCCTCCTCCTGCACATACTTCCGTATCGCGTAGTCGGCGCACAATGTCTTGCCGGCCCCTGTGTGGGCCGTGACAAGGACGTGGTGGTTTGCCTTTATCCCCGCCACGGCGTGCTTCTGGAAAGGAGACAGCTCAAATGGCCATTTATTGAAGGTTCCCTCAAGCGTCGCAGAAGACGGATATTCCTGATCGCAGAGGCGCATTCTTAGCCGGCGGGGCAGACAAAGGAGGTCGCGTTCAATTTTGCCAGCAACTTGCTAATTTAGGAAAGTCTCTCCTCTATGTATAATGAGTCGGCGACGGAATACCAACAAGAGACGGCGAAGGCGGAAGACGCGTACACGCAGGGGACGCAGGCGTCGCCCCTCACGGCGGAGGAAACGACGCAGGCGGGGCGCTGGGCGAACGCGCTCCAGGCGCGCTGGCGACCTGTTCGGCCGCACAAACTGTTACCTCCTCGAGGGCGGGAAGTGTCCTAGCGGCATGACATGCAGGTACGGTGAAGGTTGGGGGCTCGGGCACATGTTCTCTCTCAAAGGAACGAGTGGCATCTGCGTAAAGAAGGGCGAGGATCAGTACGGGTATAAGCAGCTAAAGCTGTTCTAAAGAGATCGGCGATATATTCTGCCCCCATACTAGATGGGTATCTTGCTAGCGATCGCTATTGTTATGATCCCCGTTGCAGCTGCGACGGTCCTCGCGTGCCACTATATGTGGGAGCGCCGCGAGGAACGGAGGCGGCGGGGTCCCTTTGTGCTGGCCAGCTACGAGCCAGTTAGGACCTCCTAAGTGTTTAATTATTACAGTTTAAAGATTGCGCAGGTAGGTAAGACATAATATGACTGAGAACGTGAAGGAAACAACACCTACAGGTAACCTCGACGAAACTACTCTGTTTGTCGGCAGGGTCAAGTGGTTCAACAACAAGGCTGGCTACGGTTTTGTAACCGTAGTTGGTGGCGAGCGTTCGGAGGAAGACATCTTCGTCCACCACTCCGGAATTCGTGTGGCCGCGGAGCAGTACAAGTACCTTGTGCAGGGGGAGTATGTGTCCTTCAAGCTTCGCCACTCAGAGAATGCGTCTCACCCTTACCAGGCTACCGAGCTTCGCGGCGTCGGAGGCGGGATGCTGATGTGCGAGACGCGCAACGAGGCCCGCCAGACA